GCCTCTCAGCTTTACCGCGGCATGGACATCGGTACCGCCAAGGTGCCGCGGGCCGAGTGCCGAGGCTACCTTCACCATCAGCTCGATGTCCTGGATGTGCGTCAAGAGGCCAATGTCGCCACGTATCGGCGTCACGTCCGCGCCGACCTGGAGGGCATCGAGAGGCGCGGTGCCCGTGTCCTCATCGTCGGCGGCTCCGGGCTGTACGTGCGCGCAGTCACCGATGCTCTGGAGTTCCCCGGTACCGATCCGGATGTGCGCGCCGACCTGGAGGCGCGTGCCGACCGTGAGGGCTCGCGTCGTCTCTGGGAGGAGCTGCGAGACGCGGATCCTGTCTCGGCTCAACGCATTGAGCCGGTCAACACGCGCCGGGTCGTGCGAGCCCTGGAGGTCCTGGCCGTCACCGGCAGGCCCTTCTCCGCCACGCTGCGGCCCGAACGACCCCGGCCCAGTACCAGGCTCCAGGCGCCCACTGAAAGCCGCTCAGAAGCGCTCCTACGCCCCCAGAAAGGAACATGCCATGTACCTGCCAACCGCCGCTCAGAACGACACTGCGGCCCTCATCGCAAAGTGGGTCCGCGAGAACACGGTCGGCTACGCCGCCATCGCCACCGAGGTCGGCCGGGCCGGCCACCCCGACGCCGCGGTCGTGGCTATCACCAAGAACGGCAGCACCACCTGCACCGCGAAGGTCGCCGTCTACCCCAACCGGATCGTGTACGCGTCGAAGCTCGGCGGCCGCGTCTCCTACCCGACCACCCTCAAGGGCACCGGCCAGATCATCGGAAGCTTCCTCTCCCTCGAGGAGGAGTAATGTTCCGCCGTCGCAAGCACACCCCACAGACAATGTCCCTGGATATCGCCAGGGAAATCGGTCGCCGCGGCTTCCCAGCTGAAGCCAAACCCGTCACCGTAAGGTCCGCGATAGAGGACGTTCAGAAGTTCGCAATCGTAATTCCGGGGCGCGGTGTAGCGCTCATCAATAACGAGTCGAATATCGTTGTCGCCTCATCCAATAAACCCTCTCCGCAGGCCCCGACATTCGAATACAAAAATGCCGAAGCTGCCGCGGAAAACATTCTGAGAAACCTGCCACTGCCATGAATATCCCCCAGAACACTGCAATGAGAAACCGGTCCGAGGCCGCGAAAGCGGCAGCCGCCCGATACCGGAGACGCGTCGAGCGGGCCGAGATGGCCGACTGGAAGCACATCACTTACACCGACCCGGCCACCGGCCGCACCCAGACAATCAACATCCGCCACAGCTGAAAGGAACCGCCGATGTCACCGCTATCTCAGACCCGCCTCCTCCTGCCGCTCCTCAAAACCATCCGCGACCTCCTCGGCCCGGGAGAGCACGCCGCCTTCAGCGCCACCACCTACGGCTCCCCGCGCATCGTGGCCCGCACGGAGCGTGGCAGCATGATCGCCTCTATCGACAATGACGGCCGTTGCGTGTTCGCCACCGGCGGCGGCCTCTACACCTGCGACCCGAACAGCACGAAGAGAGACGACATCTACGACGTGGTCCGCCAGGCCCTCAACGACGCCCGCGAGGAGTGGTCATGATCGGCCGCTACGCCAGCGTCGCAGACAGGATCGCCTTAGCCAAGGTCATCGCCGACGTCTGCCTCCGCGACCATCCAGGCCCCGACCACCTCGTCGAGGAACCCATGGTCGACAACGAACCCGCAACCCTGCATATTTACGGGGGCGACCGAGAACTCATGACCGTCCATGTGGGGCGCGCCGGAGTCACCATGCGCGCCGGCCGATCAACCGTGGATATGCCATACCAATGCGACACGCACCCCGCGGACGCAGCCAACCAACTCCTCGGCACAATGATGAAAGGAACACTCCGATGACAGACCGCATCGAACACGCAAAGATAGTTGCCCAGTCCTCGTTGATTCCCGCCGAATACCGGGGCAAGCCCGCCGACATTGTGTGGGCCATGGACATCGGTGACGCCTTGGGTGTCCCGTACACGCAGGTGATGCAGTCAATGGTCGTGGCCCGCGGCAAGATGACGATGTCCGCAGACCTGATGGGAGCTGTCGTCAGGCGGGCCGGCCACAAACTGCGCCTCCGTGAGGACGGCGACTCCGTGACCGCGACCCTGATCCGCGCTGACGACCCCGACTACGAATTCACTGTCACCTGGGACAAGCGCAAGGCGCAGGAAGCCGGCCTGTGGGGCAGCCGCGGCCCGTGGCAGCAGTACCCGCGGCAGATGCTCCGCGCCCGCGCCATCACCGAGGTATGCCGCCAGGGCGCGTCAGACGCACTCGCAGGCACTGTCTACACGCCGGAGGAGCTGGAGTCCACGCCCGCCCAGAACGCCCCGCAGAAGGCCGCACAGCAGCCGGCAGATCGCACACAGCGGGACATGACCCGCACCATCCTCATGGACTACTGCCACGAGACCGGCCGGGACGCCAACGAGGTGTGGCAGCAGGCGCAGGCTGCGGGCGCCACCATGGACGACCCCGACTCGCTGTCCGCCGTCATCGACAAGTGGGAGTCCGGCGCCAACCCGGAACCGCAGGAGGAACGGTGAAACTTCGAACCGTCACCCCGATCGGAGTGCAGCGGCGGATCCTGTCCCTCATGTGGATCGGCCACACCGAACAGCGGATAGCTGACATGGCCGGCGTGAAACTGAAGTCGATACGGAAAGGCCGCGCAGGCGAGTACGTGCCCGAAGAGGACAGGCTCCTCATCGCATGCGCTTGGTCTCGTAACCAATGCAACCTCGCCCCCGTGAACTACGGGTCGCAGGTCGCCCACAAGACCGCAGTCGACGCCGGCGCACACTCCCCACTAGCGTGGGACGAAGAAGACATCGACAGCTACCACGCGGAACCTCATGACCTAACGAGAGGCCGAGACCGGTCCCCGTGGAACAGAAAGGAACACTCATGAAGATCACCTTCCAGAAGACAATGAATGTGCCGGACCCGGTCCGGGCGCATGACACGGACGCCGGCCTTGACCTGTACGTCCCTGAAGGGCAGGGCTGCCTGGTACGCCCGGGCGCCGTGTACACGATCGACCTCGGCTGTCGGGTCGCTATCCCCGACGGCTACTACGGGCAGCTGACCCTGCGGTCATCCGCGGGGAGGAAAGGGCTGACAACCCCCCATGGCGTCGGGATCATCGACTCCGGATACCGCGGCAACCTGAAAGTCTTGGTCGCGGCGCTCGCCGAGCCGACCCTCGTCGCCGCCAACGAGCGGATCTGCCAGCTGGTCATCCTGCCGCTGCCGCCCGTCGACGTGGAGACCGGCGTCGTAGACGACAACACGTCCCGCGGCGAGGGTGGATTCGGGTCCACTGGCGGCGACCTCGAGGCCGCAGCCCGCGCCCCCGAGATCGCCGCCGTCACCAAGCATCTCCTCCCCTGCGAAAAGGAAATCGTGGAGTGCCTTGTCCGCTCCGCACGCAAGTCCGGGGAAGACGCCGAGGAAGACTTCCGCGAGGCGGCCCGGCATGCACGCCGCATCGCATACGACGAGGACGGCGCCTACGATCCGGGCACTGTCGATGTCGCCGTGGGACACATCATCGGCGTCATCGCGGCCCGCACTCCCCGCGGCTCCGCCCTCTGGCGGGACACTTTCAACGCCGCCGTCCGCCTCTCCGACGAGTGGGGCGAAGAGGAAGATCATGAGGTGCCGCAGGAGCAGAAAGAGAGCAGAGGTGCAGGCATGAACAGAAAGGAAAGAAAAACAGACGGCAGGGCCCACCTCACCGTCGGCGGCCTCATGCGCGAGCTGCAAGAGATCGCGTTCCGGCACGGTAACGACACCCCCGTCGTGCTCCCCACCAAGGCTGACGCCGACTACGAACAGGGTGCCGCCCCGGCCGTCATGCACGCCAGACGGGAGCCAGTGCCCGATGATTGGGACCTGTTCCACATCGACCCCACCGGCGAGGCCGTGATGGTGATCTCATGAGCGATAACGTGAACCACCCCGCCCACTACACGCACTGGCCTGTCGAGGTCATCAACCTGACCGAGCGGGAGCCATTCCTAGTCGGCAACATCCTGAAGTACGCGCTCCGCGCCGGCATCAAGGACGGCAGCACGTACGGGGAAGACATGGCAAAAGCCCGCTGGTACGCGCACAGACACGTCGGCAACATCGCCGCCCACGACTCCCGGCAGGCCGGCCTCGACTCCCTGCAAACGCACTTCGCCGACGCAGTCGGCTACCTGACTTCCCGGCAGGAAGACACCACCGAGATGCGCGAATACCTGCAGGACCAGCTGGCCGCCATCTACAACCAAGTCGAGAAGGAGGGCCCCGAAGCATGGGACGCAACCTGAGGTCCGCGAAAGCTGCAGGCGCCCGGTTCGAACGGCTCATCGCGGACTACCTCAACGACCGGCTGGACGGCCTCCACGTCGACCGGCAAGTCAAGACCGGGGCGTACGACTCCGGAGACATCGCTGGAGTCCATCTCGCCGGCAGGCGCATCGCCATTGAATGCAAGAACGTTACCCGGATGGACTTGCCAAAGTGGGTGCGGGAAGCACATACTGAAGCCGGCAACATCGGGGCCGCCGCCGGTGTTGTCATCCACAAGAGGCACGGCAACGGCAAACCCGAAGACCAGTGGGTAGCCATGACCGTCACCGACCTTGTCACCATCATCAACCTGTTCAACGAAAGGAACACCAATGGCCGCTGAGATCACCGTTACGGGAACGCTCACCAGAGACCCGGAGCTCAGGTACGCAAAGTCCGGCACCCCCATGCTGAAGCTCGCCCTGGCCGCCACCAGACGAACCCAGGACCGGGACACGAAGCAGTGGGAGGATGACGGCGACCCGCTGTACATCGACGTCACGTTCTTCGGCGACCGGGAGAACTACCTCGGCGACATCCTCCACAAGGGCGACCAGGTGTCCGTGACCGGCGGCCTCGTCCGCCGCAACTGGGAACACGACAGCAAGTCCGGCGTCGCCCTCGAGGTCCGTTTCCCGAAGCTCCTCGGCTACGTCAAGAAGGCCGACAAGGCCGGCGGTGTGCAGGCGCTCGCCCCGACCACGTCCAACACGTTCAACGCGCCGTTCTGACAGGCGCCCCGGGTGGGGGGAAACCGACAGGGAGTCCCCCCCCCCGCCTCACTGCACGCGCACCCTCATAAAACAGAAAGAACAAACCAATGGCTTCATTCGAAATCATGATCGCCTCACAGCCGTCCTGCCAGCAGTGCCGCTCCTCGAAACGGTACCTGACCAAGAACGCCACCCCCTACCTGGAAACGAAGTACAAGGACGACGCCACCGCGCAGGCGCTCGCCGCCGCCAACAACTACACGGCCGCCCCGGTCTGCTACGTGGTCGACAAACGCACCGGTGACACGGTCGCCCACTGGGCCGGGTTCAACATGTTCAAGCTCCGCCAGTGGGTGAACAACTACAAGGAAGAGGCCGGCAAGTGACTCCTCTGGACGAGGCAATCCTCGAGAACGACGCCCTGCCGCAGCATCAGCGGCGCACAAACCAAGCCATCGCCGACGCGTACGGCACGTCAGAGGCGGCTGTCAGGCGGCACCGGAAGGCCCTGAAGCGGCGCAGCGAGATGGGCAAAGGCGGGGTGGACGAGTACTTCGGCGTGCCCGTCGAAGCCATCACAGCCCGCGGGAAGACGGTACGCCTGGCCGACGGGTCGTACGAGAAGATCACGTACAAGCCTGGTGTCGCCGAGCGCGGTGAGGTGCAGGCCCGCCGCTTCGAGGATCTCGCTCCGATCTTCGCGGAGCCTGCCGCGCAGGCAGCAGGCGTGGAATCTCAGTCGACGATCGTGGTCGTGGTGTCTGACCTGCAGATCGGAAAGACCGACCGGGGAGGCGGCACCGAGGAGACTGTCCGCCGGGTCCGTTCCGCTGTCGCCCAGATCGCCGACCATGCTGCCGGCCGGTATCGGAAGGTCATCCTCGTGGACTGCGGTGACGCCACCGAAGGTTTCAGTAACACGGTCAGCCAGGCGCAGACCAACGACCTGCCGCTCACCTACCAGATCAGGACGGCGCAGGCGCTGCTCGCTGACACGCTCAGGGCCCTGGTGCCGGCCGCCCCTGAGATCACCTATGTGGCGGTCCCGTCGAACCACTGCCAGGTCCGCGTCGGGGTTGGGCGCTCCAACAGGGCCTCCTTCCCGGGGGACGACTACGGGCTCCTGATCGCCGACAACATCCAGCAGATCGTCGCTGGCCGCCCCGGCTACGAGCACGTCCAGTTCGAGGCGCCGGGGCGGCGCCTGGAGTCGTTGACCGTGCGCGCCGCGGACGGGACGGTCATGGGGGTCACCCACGGGCACGCCGCCGGGACGAAGAACCGTGTCGCAGATTGGTTCCGCGGGCAGGCGTTCGGCTGCGTGGCAGGCATGCAGCACGCCAGGGTGCTGCTGCACGGCCACTGGCATTCATTCTCGGTGCAGACGGTCGGGGACAGCCGGCAGATCATCTGCGCGCCGACCATCGACCCGGGGTCCAGCTGGTTCCAGAACGCCTCCGGAGAGTCGTCTACACCGTCCTTGCTGACGTTCGAGCTGGGGGCGGGGACCTCGTCCAGTTGGCGCCTCTGGTCCTGATTACCGTCACGGTCACGTGCCGTTAATCGCCTGACGGGTTGTCCTATTCTCGGTATGCGGCCCCGCGGCATCCCACAGTCCGGCCCTCCCCCGCCGTCTCGGCGCTCGAGGGGGGCCGGACTTTCCCGTCTTTTCAACCACCACCCCGCCCTGTGACCGAAGTCGCACCCAGGGCGGGTTGGCAGCCCACCCCCTTCAATGGAAGCATTGCTCACGTCCGATCAGTCAACCAACAGAAAGGAAACGGACATGACCGCCAACACCACCAACCCCCTGCAGACCGCCCAGCTGGACGCCGCCCCCCGCGCCGACGCGGCCGGCAACAGCCTCACCCGGTGGACCCTCACCATCGGCGACCGGCAGGCCTTCCAGGACGTCGACCAGTGGGGCCTCCCCTACGACGGGTCCCCCAACGGCGACCTGCACAGCGACCTCTGCGACTGGCTGGCCACCATGGGCCGCCTCGACGCGGACGCCCTCAACGCCCTCTGACCACCCAAAGGCCCCAGGGGGCGCCCACCCCCTGGGGCCGCCAAAGGAGCCCCCCATGAACGCTGCAACAATCGCCCGCATCGCCGCCTGGAACGTCATTGCCGACGCCGAGCTTCCCGCCGGCACCAAGGTCACCGTCAAGGACGGCTGGGTCAGCCTCCACCCCCGCGGCGGGCAGCCGACCCACACCCCCTACGGGCCCGACAGCACCCTTGAGAGCCTCTACGACGCCCTCAAGAGCGCAGCCCAGGCAACCACCCAGGCGGCCCGCCGATAGGCCGTCAGAAAGCCTCCCACGACCCCAGAAAGGAACACCGAATGATGTACCCCCACCAGCCGACCAAGCCCACCCCCATCGAGAACGTCTCCGCCGGAAGTCTCATCATCCGCGAAGGCGCCACCTGGCGGGTCGAGTCCAACTCCCCGACCCCCGGCCGGCCCGCCTACCGGACCCTCACCCTCCGCGGCGGCCACGCAGGCACCCAGAAAGGCTCCTACACCACCGCCCCCGCCGGATCCATCGTCATCGTCCGCACCGCCTGAAAGGAACCCAGATGCGTCACGCAGCCCCCACCCCCAGCATCGACCGCAAACTCAACCGGGCCGGCCAGCTCATCTTCGCTGGCATCGCCTACGCCATCGCCGGCCTCACCGCCGGCCTCATCACCCTCGGATCCGCCCTCACCATCTGGGGCCTTTGGCAGTGGCTGGGGGTGAACTGAATGACCCCCGCCGGAGTTATCAGCGAAGCCCTCACCATCATCGACGCATGCGGCATCGACCGCACCCAGCTGAAGGTGGCGACCGGCCCCCGCGAAGCGATCATCCGCAGAGGCCGGCGGCCGTCAGGAACCCGAGTGACCCTCACCCGCCGAGGCATCACCTGGCACGTGACCGGCGGGGGCGTCCACTGGAAAGGAACCAGCCGGCACGCAGCCGCCACCCAGATCGCCCACATCATCGAGGTCGGCTGGCGGTGACGGCGGCTTAGGCGGCCTCTCCGCAGGCGCCATCATCGCCACCAAGCCAACACCCCACCTCAGCAACGCCGCCGCGTACTCCTCCAGCCGGAACGCGCGGATGCGGAGACGGTGCGCCTCCTCCTCAGCGAGGTCGCGCGCCGCCTCCGCTTTTTCGCGCCCTTCCTCCAGGAGCTGCACCCTACGAGTCAGCGCCTTCGTGACCGCCTCCAACGCTTCAACACGCCGGTCCGCAGTCCGGTCCGCCCTCGCGAACAGCCACCCCACCCACGAGGCGACACCAGCCAAGGCGGCGCCTATCAGCTCCGCCGGGAGCGGAGGGAAAGAAATCTCATGCATGGACACAGTGTCCCACGCGGGGAGGGGCGGCGACAGTCACGCAAGCGGGGCGTACATCATCGGGCAGATCCGCTTCCCGCCGCCATTTGCCGGCACGTTCGTGATCACCGTCTTGTTGGGCCACACCTCGACCGTTGCCCCGTCGGACGTGCCATCCGTCTTCAGCAGCGGATAACAGGTGCGCTGCGGTTTCCGGTCGCCGAGCACCGCCGGCGGGATCGTAGCCAGCCGCTTCTGCCCGACCGCAGGAACCGTCACCGTCCCCCACTCCGAGCGAGGGCCCACGCAAAGAGCGTTCCCCGCCAGGGTGGCAATGAACGTGTCGCCGGGAGTGGCGTCACCCGGGAACGTCGCCCACTCCGTCGGGGCCGGGGAGCCGCCGCCGGCAGCCGGCGAGACGGCGGTGGCACGCCCCAGCACGGGGAGGGCAGCCACCACCTCCCCCCACGCCTTCATCGCCTCAGGGTGAGTGGCGCGCACGTCATACCCGTTGTAATCCCCGACGTTCCAAAGTCCCAAGCCCGCCAGGCCGGACGCAGCGATGCAGGGCGCCAGCGCCCGGAACTTCGCAGCCCTGGCAGTATCCGACGTGTTGTCGGAGTTGAAGCCGCACTCCTCCATGAGCGCAAGCTTCCCGCCAGCCTGGGCGACATCCACGAACCTGGAGATGCCAGGCTTCAGCTTCGCCGGCTCGTCATACCCGTGGAACGTCAGCGCATCCACCCACGGGGCCAACGCCAGCCGGTCTACCGCGTCACCGTACGCGCCACGGTCGGGGCCGTCAGCGTTCAAATGGTTGAAGCCCCCCGCCGTGATCGGGCCGTCATAGTCAAGCTTCCGGACTGCGATCGCCTGCTGCCGGACCGACCACAGATACTGGTCCGGAGACTTCGCCTGCTGGATGGGATTGTTATCGCCCCACAGGATGTCAGGCTCCCCCGACAAAGCCACAGCAGCCACCTCGGGTGCGTGCGCGTAGTCGTAGTCGGCGCCCGGGAACTGACGGCAGAGGATCTGCTTCATCGGCGTCAGCCATGCCGGCCAGTGCAGGAAGTACGGGTTCGTACCCTCCTTGATGAGGAGGTTCCGGTAGTAGGAGAAATCAACAACGATGCGGAACCCGGCATCTACGGCGGCGCGCACCTTGCTGTCCATTTCACCGAGCTTATCTCCGCCGTTGCTGACCGCCTGGACGGTCGACTCCTCGAAGATGTTCGTCAGCCGCATGTGCGTGCCGCCGAGCGCGGCGGCCTGCCGCGCCCACCTGGCGCCATCCGGCGCCCCGTACGCGGAAATCTGCACACTGCCGCGCAGGGCCTCGGTACGCCTGCGGCGGCTCTCTGACGGTTCCAATGCGGCCATGACCCCTCCAAGTAGTGACGAAACCTGCCCCCCCATTGTTTCACAGAGGGGCAGGTAACGATCTAGACGTCAGTCTGTGGCGCCCAGCGAGAACACGCGGAACCGCGTGCCAGGGTAGACGCCGCCATCGAAGTGCCAGTACGGGTCCGTGCCGTACGAACCGGTCGTTGTGTACGCGGCCGTGTGCGTGCCCGCATCAGCCTCCATCTTCCAGGAGAGATGATGCGTCATGAAAGTCCTGTTGTACTGCAGCTCGGTCTGCCACTGGTTGACGTTGTCCAGCAGGAAGCCGAAGTAGTAGGAGCCGCTAGCCTTGTTCTTCTCATCCTCCGAGTTGAAGTCGGAGTGCACGATCGACACGCACACGTCCAGGCTGAACTCGAGGAGGCTCCGAACGGGCAGCTGGAACGTGGACTGCCCCCACCGGCGCGTCGTATGGTCCGACGTGGGGCGCCCCCGGCCGGCCGACTTATCCCACTGGTCGACAAGCACCCCCGAGTAGCCGGACACGGGCACGATGTTGTAGTCCGCGCCGGTCCTGGAACCGTTCGCAGAGTACAGGACCCCGCCGATCAGGAACATCGCCGGCGTCGCGGACGTCACCACGCCTGCCGGCGCCTGCGCAAGACGGGCCCGCGCCTCCTGCATCGACGCTACGCGAATGAACGTTCCGACAGAGTCGCTGAACCGGCCCCACGCGCCGAGCAGATCCGAGTACGCGGTCGGAACGACCGCCCCATCCCATCTAGTGTCAGCCATCCTTCGGTCCTTTCAGTTCGAAATGTACATCGCCGACAAGCGCATGTTGTTGAGCTCAAGCCAGCCGTTCTCAGACCCCATGTCGGGGGTGCGGATCGCGAAATGCCAGTACAGGCGGACGTTCGTGCGCAACTGCATGAGCCCCGCGGCCGCCACTTTCACGCCCTTCGCCCCAGGCTCCAAGGCGACGGAGTTCCCGACGGCTAGATCCCAGTTGCCCGCAGGGTTCAGCTCCACGAGCAGCGTCGTCCACAGAGACGAGTAGTGGCTCGCCGCAGTCACCTGGATAGTAACCCAGTACAGGCCGCTGTACACCGCCTGCGGGATGTTGTTCTTCCCGATGCGGAAATCCTGGGCGTCGTACTCGAACCACTCGGTGTCGTTCTGCAGCTTCCCCGGCCACCACTCCCAGTAGTTGCGCTGCAGGATGCGCTGCTGGTTCGTCGTCCCGATGAAGTGCGGTGGCATGACCAGCGACTTCAGGGGGCGCTGATACTCCAGCTGGTTGGTGCCGGCCGCGTACATCTGCCCGTTAGTGAAACGGAACCACGCATTTGTCCCCTTATCATCCGGCACCGACTGGCGGAACAGCAGCGAGTTGCCCTTCAGACGGATCGACGAAGTGTCGTACACCGTCCGGTACCAAAGCTTCAAGTTCTTGAACGAGACGTTCGTCGGCGAGTAGAGCGGGAAAATGCGCAGATAGTAGCGCCGCGTCCCCGCGTCCCCCTTCTTCCAGTTCGCGATACTGACCGTCTGCCAACCGTCCAGGGTGCGGTTACGGGACAGCTCAATGCCGTCACGCAGCAGGACTATCTCCATCTCGGACGTCCCATTCGTGTCGGCGCACCAGAAGTCCAGGGTCGCGTCAAACACGTCCCCGTCAGGCAGGTCGACGTAAGTCTCCCAGCAAGCGTTGTACGTAAAGTCCAGGCGTGACGTGTACTTGCCGGTCATCTCCGTGTCCGACGCGGACGTGATTGTACACAGCCCGTCGCCGTCGCTGGCGCCGTACCGGTTCGCCCACACTCGGGTCATAGGGACCGCCACGGAATTCCAGTCACCCGCATCCGCGTCGACCGCCTTGTACGGCAGCCCTTTCTTGTTGAGCGACTCCGCGGACTCGGAGTACGCGTACATGGACGATCCGACAATCTTGGACCCGAAGATGTTATTGCCCTTCAGATTGCCGACCACCGCGTCGCCGGTAATGGTTGCCTTCCCCGCGGTCAGCATTTCCGTGGTAACGGACCCGAACGCGCTGACCTTCGCCCACAGCTCCTTGCTGGCGTAGATCGCGTCCGACGTCACGCTGCCAGGGGCGAGCATGGTCGCACCGACTTTCTGGCACATGACGATCGCAGCCACCTCGGCCCGAGTGCCCTTACCAGCGCACACCTGGCAGACACCACCCGACACCGAGCTAGCCGGAGACCAGTCCACGTCCTCCGTGTGCCATCCCGCGTCCTTGTACGGGAATGCGGGGAGCGCCGTTCCGCCAGCCTTCAGCTGCAGCCCCCCGGCGGACCCCTGCAGGTACCTGTACGTGAGCCGCAAGACCCATGCCTTACCGGCAGGGATCTTGAACTGCTGGTTCAGCTGAGCCTCCGAGGTGGAGCCGCCCACCAGGCGGGCACCGGTGGACCTTCCGCCCGGCGCATCCTTGATGTCCGACACGAACGCAACACTGCCGCCAGCCGGAACGGACGGAGCCCACACCCCCGACGGGGACCCCGTGAACCCCGGGTCGCGCAGCATGTTCTCCGGGTCGACAGTCACGGAGTTCGCGGACAGCTTCCCGATGAACGCCTCATCCGATGCGAGCTGATCGATCACAGCCCGGGGGATCTTCGCGCCGCCAGTCACCATGAGCTTACTGACCGACAAGCCGCCGATCTTCGCGTCCGTAATCGCCGCGTCAGCGATCTGAGCGGACCCGATCGCCGCGTTCCCGATCTTCGCAGACGTGATCGTCGCATCCTTGATGACAGAGCCATCAACAGGCATGAGCGACCACTTCGCACCATCCCACGTGTACTGGGACGTAAGAACGCCCTGCCCGTTCTGCACGAACCATACGGCGCCTTTCGGCTTCCCCTGCCCGTCAGCCGAGACCGGCGCGGACGGCGACACCGTCACCTGGCCGGCCAGCGTGGACGCCTTACTCGAGGCGGCGTCGGCGGCCTGACGGGCCCCGAGCGCGTCGGCGGTGGCCTTCGAGGCGGCATCCTTCGCAGCTACCGCATCCTTCGTAGCCTGATCCGCTTTCGACTTCGCCGCCGCCAGGTCCGCAGAGTTCGCAGACACGGTCGCCTGCAGCGACTTGTAGGACGCCTGCGCTGCAGCCGCGTCCGACGCCGCTTTCTTCGCCGCCGCATCAGCAGACTCTGCCGTCGACTTCACGGCCGCGGCGTTCGCATCAGCCTTCTCAGCGAGGGTCTGCGCCTTCGACGCCTTCTGGGCGGCATCCGCGACGGACGCCTGCGCCTGCTGGGCAGACGCCTGCGCCTGCTGGGCGAGTGTCTTGGCGGCATCAGCGGCCTGCTTCGCCTCGGTCGCCGCCGCCAGAGCAGCAGCATTGTCACCGGACTTCTTCACCGCGTCCAGGGCCGCCTGCGCCTTGTTCTGCGCGTCCGTCGCCTTAGAGTCAGCGCCAGCGACCGCGGCCTTCGCCTCATCGGCAGCCTTCTGGGCGGCAGTGATCTTGCCGCCCAGACCGGCAGCCTGACCTTCCACCGTCGTCGCTTTCTGCATGGCGGCATCCGCGGCGGCCTTCGCATCCAGGGCGGCTTTCTGGGCGGCGGCAGCATCCTTCGCAGCCACATCCGCGCGCCCCTTAATCTCCTCCGCGGCCTTCTGCGCCTTCACGGCATCGGACATGGCGCCGGCAATCTCCCGGCCGGCCGGGCCGAGACGCTCCACCTGAGTCCGCTCATCACCAGGCTCATCCTGCCCGTCACTGATCGACAGGAGCGTCCCGTCAGAGTGCATCCTGACGGTAACCATCGCCCCCTTCCACGTATACAAGCCAGGCGTCTCCCCAGTCACGTACGTGTCGGGCTCGTTGTACGGCATGCCGACACGAACCCACCCCGCCGGCAGCGTCGGGTCCGTGTCCGGCGTGTCAACCACCTGCCCCTTCACCCAACGGGTAATGGAATCGGAGGCGGCATGGCCCTTCCGGGCGTCCTGCATGTCCAAGAACAGAGACCCGGCCGAGCTGAAGTCAGATGCGGTCATACACCACAGTGTACCGTCACCAGCTGCGCAGCTCCGCACCGGTCAGCGTCATCGGCTGCGACGGATCCATCAAGTCCAAAGAGAAGGACGTAACAGACACGACGCACCACTTCCCTTGCTTGTACTCCACGGCGATCACGTCGCCGACCTCGATGCGCGGGTCAGCGACCAGCTGGATCCGCCACGACTTCGCCCGGTCCATGCCGAACTTCGCCCACCTGTTGGCCTCTTCGACGACCTTATCCCAAGACTTCTGCGACGACAGGTCCGTGGTCTTCGACACCCACCCATACCAGGACGGATGGTAGTAGCCGTACGCCTGATTCATCTTCACGTAGAAGTTGAAGTCATAGTCCGACTTCCAGCCGTTCTCCGTGCGTGTCCAATGAGGGTTCAACTGCCGGGACCACGACCAGCGCGCCGCATCCTTCTGGTAGGTGGGGGTCGCGTTCTCCGCCCACACGCGTTCCTTGTTCAGGTAGAGGTTATCGATCGCCATCTCAACCTCGGACTTATTCTTCTCGTCGTCCTTCACGGCAGACTCGTACGAGTCCCCCTTGTGGACGGTGTACTGCCGAGACCCGTCCCCCTTAGCTACGACGGAGTACCAGTTCGGGATGCGCCCCGACGGCGACTGGACGGGCGCCGCACCGATCACCATGTGCGACTCCTGCGAGTACGTCTCCACGGGCGCCGAGGACGGCGTCGGTAGCGGGTACGCCTCGATCTCACCGCGGTACGACATCCGCAGCCCGCACCCGGCTTCCTTCGCGATCATCGACATCGACACGAGCAGGTCAGTGGGCAGCTGCAGGTAGGAGCTGATCTGGTAGTCGCGGCGCGAGTCCGGGACACGGATCGCCGTCATGCCCTGGTTCGGGTTCAGGCGGTTCATCTCCGTGATCAGCGTGCCCCCCGGATGCGGAGAGTGCGGCCACGACAAAGGGTTCTCTTCCAGGTCGAGCAGCAGGTCCTTCCCCTGCACAGGAGTCGACTCCGGCGACTGCGACGTCTCTGTGATGCGGAACCGTCCGAACGGAATCTCATAGCGCCCTCCGTGCTCGAACTCACAGATCACGGACGGGCACATCATCTGCCCGTAGTTGGAGTAGAAATCACCCTCATGCCGCGGCGCGTAGTCGTCAGGGGCGCCCACACGCAGGGACGCCGGCGCAGTAGCGGACGTACCATCCACCTTCAGTTCGCCCCAATCCAGGGAGCAGGACGTCATCGGAATGTCTTTGAACAGCCTGGGCCCGTAACGGATGTCCATCCGCGCGGACCAGCGGCCCGCGTCGTTCATTTCCGGGATGCTCGGGCCGGGCCTCATTTCCGGTCCTCCTGTCCTGCGAGCAGCACGCACACGTCATGGTAGGTGCGGGTCTGCAGCGTGGATGAGGTTTGGGCGTCCATGTCCGCCATTGTCAGCTCCCCGAACTCCGTCAGCGGCACATCTGCGCCGTCGAGCAGGATGTACGGCGCGACCCACGGCTTCCCGTCCGGGACGGTCACGTCGTCCTGGATCAGAACCCACCCGTTGTCGTCCGGGAGGGACTTCGTGACACTGGCCGCGTCGTACACGAAGGCCCGATTCTTCGAGGCGTCACCGAACCCGTCCGAGCACCACAAGCCCACACTGACGCCCGACAGGCCGTACTTGTCCTGAGTGATCCGCCGAGCGTACACGGACAGGTGGATGCGGTGCCCCGGCTGCGACTGCCGGAAGCTTCGCGTCCCCGCGGTCGGCGTCACATTGCGCACGCCGCCGCCGCGGGTCGGCTTCCCGTGCGGCGACCAGTTCTCAGACCGATCACCGCCGATCGCCTTGTCGTCCTCCGGCCGGTCCGGCCCGCCCCACAGGTACGTGAGGCTCTGCTGGATCTTGCCGTCATGGACGTCCCGCTCGAACTGCAGCCACTCCCCCCAAGTCACACACGGAGAGAACGTCCCCAGACTGACACCCGCCTTCGCATAGGTGGCGCCGTACGTCCACCCCGCGTGCTCCGCGTCCGTGTAGATCTTCCGCTTCGACCTCTCAGTGACAGACAGCTGCCACTCCACGGTGCCGCGGGCCCGCGCCTCAGTCTGCTCACCAACAGCCTTCGACACGGCGACCACGCGGATCGGCTCGATCGTGCACCCGGGGATACGGCACCTCTCCGTGTCGTGGGCGACGATCAGGTAGCCGGCCATCTCCACGAGCCCACGGAGCGTCTGGAAGTCCTCCAACGTTTTCGTACGGCACTCGATCGTTGTCGCCCGCGGTGAGGGGACCGCACTCCACCGATCCACAACGCCGGTCGAAGCGGTGACCGTGGACAGGCCGCCCTCATACGTGTACGACGTGGACGGCATCAAGTCAACGCGGGCGCGCACATGCCCCGACCAGTCAGAGATGATGTCCGAACCCGTGGAGCGGCGAGTGAACGTCACCGGCGGCAGGCCAGCCTGCGTGTACGTGGTCGGAATCCCGATCGGGGCAAGCGGATCCGACACAGCGGACCGGTCCTGCGGATGCCAGATCAGCACACGATCATTGTCGGACGTGACGTACACGGGATAAGAGGCGTACCCTTCCGGCGACGGCTCCGGCACAACACTCAGGAGTCCCGTATGCGCCGCCGTGAACCCGGCCATCCACTGATCTGCCATGTCATCTCCTGCTCATGCGGTAGGCGGTCACCACTCGCTGGTCGGCGACGGTTCTCATTCTAGACGTCAGCGTGGTCTGCCCATCAATGGTCAACTCCAAGTTCATGCCGTCCATTGCGCGGCGGAGTGTCTTCACGGAAACCCCGCCGACATCCGCGGCGGACGGTGAGACAGCGCCGGCGGCGCCCCCGTCGGCGAAGCGAGTCGCTTCCATGTAGCGCCTGATGTCGCCGTCGCGGATCAGCTTCCTCAGACGGTACACGGCGTCCTGGCCGCCAGCCGCCGCCACCTCAGCCGCCGTCAAGACATGCTCCCCGTTGGACAGCCACGCCGGGATCCAGTCGTCTTTCGGGCCGCCAGGGCCGTGAACGGCGCCCGCATTCGCATACCCCTTGATCGGGGTGATTGGGCCACCCTCAGCGCGCAGCCAGGAGCCTTTTGGCATGTGGTCGCCGATCCAGTGACCGACGGACGTGAAAATTTGTTTGATCCTGGCGGTGATGCTGATCTCTTTGTCGTGCAGCTGGTCGATGTTGTACTTGACCGTGCGCACCTTCCCGGACGCCTGGTCATTACCAGAGATAGTCACAGTACCCGTAGTCTCGTCGATCTCCGTGTGAATGGAATCCTTCTCCCAGCGGGCCCCAGTGGCGTCACCAAGAATAGAGACAGTGCCATCACTGTTGTCAATCGTCTGGACGGTATCCCGCAGGCCAGCCAGACCCTTGTCGTTGTCCGCGTCGATGTCGATAACGCCAGTCGTCCCGTTCACGGAGTCGGCGGTGACCGTCAGCGTGTAGTCCGCCTTTGCGGCATCGCCGGAAATACTGATCGTCCCTGTCATTCCGTTGATCTCGGCGGTCGCCCCGTCGGCAGCCTCGGTCGCCTGCGTCGTGTCGGCCGTGACCTCAGTGTTGATCTTGTCGGGGATCAGCCCATATTTGTCGGCGAGCTCAACCGCCTCATCCTCGGTGAGCCCCATGGACTCCGCGGCAGAGATGAACGCTTCACGCCCAGTCTCCATTTTGGACTGCAGCTCGTCCTGCCCTGCGCCGGCCGCCTGCGCTGCCTGCACCTGCGCAAACGTCGCGGATGCCAGATCATTCAGGGCAGACTGGTTCTTGCGCCCCTTCTCTGTCGTGATGTCCAGCGTGGCACCGTTCTCTTTGACGGCGTCATTCACGTTCTTCAACGCCTCCTGGAACTTGATGTCCGCGTTGCTGTTCGCGATCACCGTGTCGCCGTATGTCTTGATGCCTTTGATGACTTCCTCGATGGACGGGACGATCTGGTCGGTCCCTTCCTTGGCCTTGCGGATCGCGGCATCCAACTGGCTGGTGCCGCCGGCAGCCTGCTGGGCGTTCGGGTCGATCTGGCCGAGAGCGATAGCGAGGCGAGTGTTATCGTCCGCGGTCAGTCCCATCTGCTTGGCGACCTCATTCAGGTGGGCCTTGAAATCGGGCATCGAGTTGATCAGGTCGATCATCGACTTGTTCGTGCCGTTCGTCATCTCAGACGAGAGCTTCTTGAATTGCGACACAGCCTCATCGGTTGACATCCCCGACAAGGCCTTACCCGTCGTCTCGAGGGCATCTTTCGTGCGCTGCAGGTCAGAGCGGGTATCCGCACCGAAAGCCCCCGCGATCCCATCGGCGAACGACGCCAGATGCTGCTGCACAGAGGACCACACAGACGGACGGCTGATGTCCGCCAAGGCTTGAGAGTACTCCTGCAGGGAGTACTTCCCCTTGTCGAAATCCAAGTTATTCATGACAGATCCGCCATGAGCAAGCGCAGTCGCCATTTCATCCACGGACACGCCGGTGCGGCGCACCTCGTCGCCGTAGTGCTTCACACCCTCGATCAGGGCGGCAGTGATCATCATTCGGCCAGCCCGACCGAAGCCGGTCATGCCGGTAGCGACCTCACTCAACTTGCCCTTCAAGCCCGCGGCAGTCCAGTTCAAGGTGTTCATAGCATCCTTGATCTCAACGATTTTCGGGGCCATCACCATGAGACCACCGACGGCCGTCAGCGCGGCACCGCCGAACGCAGCGAAGTTGAAAATCATCGACTGCGTTCCGCTACCGAGCTCCCCAAGCTTATCTACCAAGGAGGTGATGTGCTGGACAACGGAACGCACCGGAGCCTGAGAGGAGGAGCCAATCTTAATCATGGCGGTCTCCCAGGAGCCGCCGAGCTTCTCGATGTCGCCCTTCAGGTTATCCTGCTTCAGACGAGCAGTCTCGGCGGCATAGCCGGCGTCGTTGACCTTGTCGATCCATCCTTGGATCCCCTCCCCGCCTTCGTTGTACAGCACGTTCGCGGCACGGATAGCGTCCGACCCGAAGATGGTGCTCATCGCCGTGTTGCGTTCTTCTTCGCCGAGGTCCTTCATGCCGTTGCGCAGCTGCTCGGCAACGGCAGTGATCCCAATGAAGTGTCCCTGCGCGTCATAGATGTGAATGCCCAGGTCATCCATCGCGTTCTTCGCGCCCTTGGACGGGTTTTCCAAGCGCTGAAGCATCGTCTTGAAACTCGTGCCGGCGTCCTGGCCGATCAGGCCAGCCGAAGCGAACGCGGCGATAGATCCCGTCGTTTCCTCGATACTCAGGCCAGCCTGAGAAGCCACAAGGCCGGACTGCTTCAGAGCGTACGCCATATCGTGCACGCCACCCTGCGCCTTGCCGGCGCCAGCGGCCAGCAGGTCGGCGACGTGAGTCACCTTGTCGCCAGACAGGTTGAACTGAACCATGGCGGTGGCCGCGGTCTCCGCCGCCTCGGACACGCTGATCTCACCGGCGGCAGCCAGGTCCAGCGCCCCGCTCAGACCTCCCGCGAGGATGTCCTTCGTGGAAACGCCAGCCTTGGCCAGCTCCTCGATGCCGGAAGCGGCCTCAGTCGCAGAGAAAGCCGTGTCCGCGCCTGCCTGGATGGCAGCCTCTCGCAGCTGCGACATCTCCTCAGACGAGGAGTGGGTCGCCGCCTGCACGGACGACATGCTGGCGTCGAAGTTCGCGGCCATCGTTCCGGCCATGCCAGCCAGGCCGAGCAGCCCAGCCCCGGCGCCAGCAACGGTTGTGCCGAGCGTCGTCCACGCGGCCCCGTTCTGACGGGCCGAGTCCGCCAACCCCGCAAGGCCGGTTTTGCCTTTGTCGGAGGCGTTCCCCATCTGGTCGCCGGCGCCCTGCGCGGCCTGACCAGCGCCCTGCATCGCGTCCGCGGCGCTCTTCGTTGCTGCGGACGCCTCGGACATGCCCGCCTTAACGCCAGACGCATCCGCCGTAAGCTTCACCACAACTGTACGATCTGCCACCACGGCCCCTTCCGACGTTAACCAGTCCCCAGTTTACCTACCCCTCATCGCGCGTGTCCGCGACGTAGACAAGCGCCCCTTTCTTAGGCGGGTCGATCAGCTCGCCATCGCGATTCCGCTCTGCATGCTCGGCCTCCCACTGCTCTCGCGCAGCTTTCGCGTAGCACACTTCCTGGCGGACCTCGAACCACCCGTCCATCATTTCGTCCCACGCGACATCGCGCGGGTAGCCGCACCCGCACGGACACAGCGAATCCTCGTACATGGAGTACGCCTCAGCGAGGACATAGTCCTGCGGCACCCAATCCGACGACTCGCGCAGAATGCCAGTGGGCGGCCGCCCCCACTGCAGAGCGTGCTTCACGCGCGCCCGCAACCACTGTCCTGCCGGGGCACTCAGGACTTCGACGAGAAAGGGGCAGTGATAGTCGGACTTTCCGTGTCGACCATCCGCACAACGCGGGACAGCTTCTCCACCTGCTGCGGGGACGCTTTGTACAGGCCGGCAATGTCCTCACCGGTCACACCGGTCGGCTCCACGATGTGAGCGGCGAGGAAAGCGCACTCCATCTCGTGGGTGACCGGGTCGTCCTTCGTTTTGTGACCCAGGCGTTCCATGAGTTCCTTCTGCGCATACACAGACATTGTCTGCACGACAAACTCGACACCCGACGCCTTCAGGGTCTCGAGCGTCTTCTGCGCCTCGGAGAGAAGCTCCTTCTTCTGCTCGTCAGTCAGCCCGGGCAGGCGGGCCTCCTCGTCGAGACGATCGATCACAGCGAGCAGGTCTGTGCGCCCGTACAGCATGCAGGCTTTCCGGGTCGGCTGGAAGCCGGCCATCCACTGGGCGAAGTCAAACCCCTCGGGCTTGGCTGCGTCGCCAGTGCGGTCCTCGGCGGTCACCTCGGTGATCTGCGACGTGTCAGTCATAGCTGCCCCTCCCGGCGGCGGTCAAGCGGTGCGGCGGAAATAGAAGGGGCCCGACCGGGAGAGACCGCCAACACTCCCGGCCGGGCCCCCACAAGGGGAAGCCTATCAGGCCCCCACAGTGTAGGACTTCCCAGCGGAGGCGCCCTTAGCGTTGGTGACGATGAAGTTACCGGTCTGGACGCCAGCAGGCAGCACCGCGGTGATCATCGAGGACGACACAACCCGGTACGAAGCGACCGGGGCAGTCCTACCGGCAACCGTGCAGGTCACGCTGGTAACACCAACGAAGTTGGTACCGGAGATAGCGACCGTGTCGCCCGCCTTCTTACCGGCCGGGTCGATCGAAGTGATCGTCGGAGCCGCCGCGGCGACACCGCCACCAAGAACAATCTCGTTCTCCCGGGCGTCACTGATGAACAGCGTCACGGTGCGCTTCGTGTACGACGTCCTGTCGTCAGGCTTCTGCGGCTGGCCGTTAGCGACACGGTACCAGTCGACGTGGTCGCCGTCAGAGAACGGAACCTCAGGCTTCTTGCCCTCGCGCTCGTACAGGTCGTACTCAAGACCGGTGCGCTTCAGCAGGTCCCAGGCCCTTGAGTCGTCGGAAGTGACATAGTTGCCGTCATCGTCGAAGAACTGGTAGACGGAAACGTTGCCCTCATACTCGGCCGGGCCGGGGACGGTCCCCTTACCGGCAGCGCCAAGGACAGGCTCCTCAACGCTGGTGCTGCCCTTCGAACCGAGCTTGTAGTCCGACTTCATGACCTGCATCTCCAGGTGCAGGCCGGCATTCAGCTCAGCGGCGGTCGGGTTCTTCGGGTCAGCGGCCCGCTTGTCGTCGGCCAACGCCACAAGGGTGATGCGCCCATCACCGAGCGTACGGATGCTGGTAGCCATTTGCTCTCCTATCCATGCCGCCGCCGCGGTGACGGCGTACCAGTAGATGATGTCAGTGTATCTCAGTGGAACCGGTTGACCGCTCGGATCCGCCACATGTCCACCGCGTACATGGGGTGCTTCTTCTCCGGGAGGTTCACCTGGTTGTCGCGAAGCATCGCGGAGCAGTACTCCAAGACAAGAGGCTCGCAGTGCTGCCGTCCGACCTGCAGCTCGTAGCCCTCCAGGGCGGCGCGCACGTCGTCCAGGCAGCGGTTGATGGCCTCGGCCTCGTAGGGGACCTCGAAGTCGCGCACACGCACGGCCAGGTCCGCCAGGTCCCGGGCCTCGGCGAAGCCCTCGCCGGCCAGGGTGCGCGCGGTGGTCACGGAGTCGGCCTGCCCGGCGCCGGCGGCCGCGGCCGCCTCGAGGACCTCCAGGATCGGGCCCTGGATGACGCCGAGGTCCTCGGCCACGACATCCAGCTCGCCGCCCACCAGCTCGCGGCGCGCGTCGAGCAGGCCGACGCGCTGGGTGAGGTTGTCGGCGCCGTCGCTCAGCGCCGAGCACAGCTCGCTGAGGCTGCCG